GGCATGAAGCCTAGCCCAGCTAACTCATTGGACTTCCTTAGCTGGTAGCCCCGTGAGTCGCATGACTTACACTTGTTAGGGCGTGAGAACTTTGTGCCATCCTTCTTGATACGATACACACTGCCTGTACCATTGCAGTCAGGGCAGGTAAACGCTGTAGTTTTACGGACTTGTGTGCTGTTAGCAAACACTGCATCCCTGTACTCCTTGTCTGTCTTAGTGAAGTCGAACAGGCCAGCCCACTCTTTCTTGTTAACCATGCTGCGTGAGAACACAACCTGTGACATCTGCTCAGGGCTGTTGAGGTTGATAGGAGTATCACCCATAAGCTTACGAACCTTTATCTGTAGGCGTCCCTCTATCTCAGCCTTCTCTGTCTCGAACTCAGTACGCACAGATTCCAGTGCCTTCAAGTCTACCTTGAGGCCAGAGGAATACATACGAGATAAGCTAAGGCATACCTTGAATGTTATGTCACGTATGTTAATAAGAGATTCTGAGTCAGGCTTAGCGTAGTCCTCCTGCAATGCTACATACAATGCACGAGTGGAAGACAGGTCACACTGCAGGTAATACGTAAGCTCCACTAAAGGTATCTCGTTAGTGTTGAACCCTTCCTTGAAGTAGGCCTTGAGTGTGCCATCCTTCTGGAAGTCTAGGTTACGGCGTAGTGCACAGTTCTCTAGGCTAATGGACTTCTTCTTGTAGGAACCAGTAGGTGTGACCTCCATGTGGTTGCCCCGCATCAAGACGTATTCGGCTAGCATAGTGTCGTATATAGCACCACTATACTTGAAGCCACTCTCCCATAGCCACGGCATGTCATGCTGTGCATTGTGTAGTATCAACATGGTAGTTGCATCCAACTTAGTTTGTAGTAGCTTGGCCTGTGACCCATCATAGTCTTGCGCTTCAACGTGATCAAAGTTATAGATGTCTTGCTTACCTGACACAACTTCCTGTACACCTACTTGCACAAGCTTATTGGTTTCCTCGAAAGGATCGAGGTGCATCTTGCCACCCCTATGTGTTACAGTATTCTCTACATCAAGAACTAATTCCATTGTCGCTCCTCTCTATGCTAAGTACTGTGCCCTAGCCCCATCTAACTCGCACGTAATCTTACCGTGCCATCCACCCTTAAGCTTATTCTTTGCAATGATCAAGTACCTTTGTGAATCATCTGCATCATCATCTGATACATCAAGTACAGGATTCTTTGAAATCAATACCATCAGGTCTGCTTCAGCTGCCTTGCCTGTCTTACTACCCTCTAGCATAGACTGATCTACATTGATCTTACCTTCAGCGTCAGCTGATAGTTGTGACATCCATATGATAGCACAGTCGTACTGCTTAGCTATGTTACGTGCATGGATGGCAGCGTTCTTAAGGTAGACATCTGACTTGTCGCTGTTCTTAACGGCAAACTTATCTCCCATATCCAGCACTACTATGTCAGGCTTGTAAGCCTTGATGATAGCCTCAACCCATCCCATGTCCTTGCCCGTACTATCATACAGTTCTATCTGCTTACGCACTGGCTCATAGCGTGACGCAGCTAAGGCATAGTTACCCTTGACCTCCTCCATGGACAGGGATGTTGCTGCACTTAGGTAACGTGCGCCTACTCTCTCGTATGCCTCTTCATTACAAAGCACCAGACACTTGGCACCCTGAGAAGCAAAGCCACCCGGCGCACCTATCAGTGACGCATGGAAGGATGTCTTGCCTGTGTTAGGCCGTGCACCTACGATGATCAAGTGACCACCACTGATACCCTCAACGTTCCTACCTAAGCTAGGTATGTTGAACTTCCATTGGGACTGAATGTCATTAGCCTTGAGCAGATGATCAATCTCTATGTTACCAAACTCAAGCTTAAGGTTAGGTGTGAAGTCATCCTGATATGTCTGCAATAGATTACGCACAGGCTCAAGGCTATCCAGTGATCCGTTAACGTAGTCAAAGCCTATGTTAGCCAGCTTGTTACCCAGTACCTGTTGGAATAGTTTAGACAGTACCTCACTAGCTATCTCTTTGTTCATGGACTCTTCACGTGACACACGCTTGAACAGATCATTGTATGCCTGTTTGTTTGCCGTAGTCATAGTGCTGTTGTTAGCAAAGAACAAAGCCTCAAGCTCAGAGGTAGTTAGGCTGCGTTCATACGTAGTCATAGCATAGTCTAGTGTCTGCTTAATCTTACGCACATCCTTACTGAACAACTCATCAGGACATCGTATGCCCTTGTTGTTATCATAGAACTCCTTGTCCATTAGAGTTCTTATTAGTGCTAATTCCATCATGGCTTCTTCCTATTCATTATTTTATACATACCCTCTGGGCTACGGTAGGAAGCAATTATGTCAGTGAACTGCTGTAGACTCATGAATAACATCTGATAGTCATCCATCTTTTCATCATACTGCCTCATGTATACGATGCCATTATCTGCAACGATCATCTCAACATCTTCAAACATATTCTCCTGATCTAGGGTAGTAATTACTGAAGCATCTGATTCAAACTCAACGGTGAACATGGTTGATTGCCTCTCTCTCCTTAGACCTTTGCCTCTCTTCATGTGTCATAGGTCTGATGTAGTGTGGATCAAACCCATCTAACTTCTTTAATCTATATTGTAAGTCTGTTATCTCTTTAGTCAAAGCAAATAGTTCTTCTTCTTTAGTAGCTATCTCACGCTGTACGTTCTCTTTCTCACCACACATACTCATTCATCATCTCCTTCAAGTGCGTCCCATGATATAGGAAATAGTTTTAACATCTCTCTATCCACACCAAGGGCTACCTTCCTGCTTTCATATTGGGTATCTGGTGTAATCCTTAGCCTACACATATCAGCAAAGGCGTCAAGGCTACCTGACCAGTACCACTCAGTCATGTGGTTAAGTGGTAACACCATCCTTGCTTGCTCCTCACACACGCCCATCTTAAGTAGGTACTTGTACTGCTTAGCTGCCTCAATGCCTGACTGCTGTATGACACCATCTAAGGTGTTGTTATGTATAGGATAACCTGATCCTTGCTTCTTATCAGTGACAGCCTCACGTAACTCAGGCTTGTAGAACTCAGGCTCAGTGTCAACATACCTACGGCTGATCTCATTCCAGCGTAGGAACTTATGCTTGACCAGCTGTCGTGCTACAAACACGGGGGCCTTAACGTGAAAGGATGCAAAGGCGTGGCCGAATGGTGAGGTATGCTTATGTTTAGCTAGGTATTGTATTAGTTTAGTGTCTGAATCTTTTAGCACGTCACTCTTCTTACCAAAGCTAACCCGTGCTGCGTTCACCACAGATAGGTCAGTACCCATGTGATCTATCAGTGTTGCATCAATCATGGTATTGTCACCCCTATACACTCTATTGTTTCTGACTTGTCATTCACCATAACAGCTGCGTGTCTTAGCTCTGACAGGCATAGTGTTTCATTAGCAAATGTATCTAGGTGGTGATACCTTACAGTTGATGTCGGTATTACCTGAAACCATATTAGTACCCACATTGTAGTCATCTATAGTATCTCCTCATGTTTTTGTAAATATTCTAAGGCCCTCTTAACCCTACCAATATCATCTTTTAATCCACCTATTCCCGTGTTACAGTTACCACAAAGCCACCCTCTAAACAACAAGGTATCATGGTCATGGTCAAGCACCCATTGCTTCAACCTCTTCTGACCTGTACGTGATATCTCCTTTAGGTTGCGCTCACAAATAGGACACGCATAATTTTTATCTGGGTAGGGGTGTATACTCCTTAATTGTTTCATTAAATAATAATGGTCACGAAGACAGCTCTTACACTTTCTTTTTATCTCAGTAAAGCCCAGAGTACCTACTACGTGTTGAAAGTTTTTTGGATCTTGTACAATCTTACAGTCATTACATTCTATTCCTCCCTCAAATGTATCTTTAGGTAAGTTAAAAAGCTCAAGCTGACTCATTAGAATGGCACCTCCCCCTTATCATTGCGTGGATCTACATAGTATCCCTTAACCATATGAGGTGGTACTTCTTTAGTAGGCATAGGGTGTACAGATGTAAGACCCATCTCCTTAAGGAAGTCTTTCAAGCTATCCATTTACCATCTCCTTTAATCTGTCTACA